GTTGGTGAGACGGTATCCCCAATGTTGGAGTGTCTGTCTAATCTTGGGGCTCACCGAGAAATCGTCGTATTTGGCGTTCTTTGCCTTGATCATATTTATCAGCCGCTTCCGAAACCGGCTCTGCGGGCCCGCAGTCTGCTTCCACCGCTTCATTTGGCGCTCGTCGTCGGCACCGCGCTCGCCACGGAAGAAATCGCAGTACCATTGGACCCAGCCATACGGGTGCAGCTCGTCGATCCAGTCTTTGGACTCCCAGAATTCCAACGTGGTCCCCACCATCACTCCGTATGTGTTGATGTCCTTGTCGTATTTATCCCACTCGCTCACCAGATGCGAATCGGGAATCCCCTTCCACCACGATTTGGGATATTTCAAATGCTTGCTCTTATATTTTTTACCGGTCACTGTAGACGATATAGGTCGCCAATACGTCCCACCGAAACTTCCCGCTCTAAACATCTCTTCCGGACTAAGGTTGGGGCGGAACTCGGGAAAATCCTTAAATACAAATTCCTTAGCACTATTTCTAGTAGGCATATTATTATAATTTAATATTATTATATAATATCTTATACACAATTGTTATTATTATGGAATGTATTCTCATTTGTGCTGGAAAAATAGAGAGATACACGTTTTAATTATGTCTCGCAAGGATAAATGTGCTTCTCGTCATATATGATGTGGCTAATTACGAGACCCTTGGAGCAATCGAACGCCAGTTGACATTCGTAAAGAGCAGGAAATAATTCGCCACATAAATAGAGCGTCAGTGTGAAAAGTAATATCAGTCCTACGTTTTTTTTGGTGTTTTCGCGTATGTAGCGCCAATTAGTCATGTAGTGATTGGGGACGTGCGTCGCCACCATATAAAGAAAAAATATGTTAGGGTCATAGAGCACCGAGCTTCCTATTAACAATGTGCTGAGCGCGCTTTTCGGAAAGTGTTTAATCGTCGGCATATCGTGTCGAAAATGAACGACGGAGGCGGCTATAAAGGCCCCGTCAAGGAGTATCGGTGCGCTATTCGCCATTATTACCGACGCCCCCAATACCGCTCCGTTTATAGCCAATAGCTCCGATGTTATATTGTATTGAACTGCGTGTATCATATCGGTAATTCCGTGCGGAGCAATAATCGTAGTCAGGATATTTTTATATATAGGAATCATATATAAATATCCGCACTTTTTTTTAAATGCTTGTTACACAAACGAATTTCAATCGTGATTGGTAATCAAATGGGATTTTACGAAGTATACAGCGCGATGGATTCGCGAGTGTAATCATCAGGTTTACCATCGTCGTTACATTACAAGGTAAAAATATATTGTTATAATTCATATGGAGAATGAGGCACGCATCGTTTTACTGGAGAGAAATCTCATAAATTTAGATGCGAAACTGGATTTAATATTAAATTTATTAAATAAAGACGTTAAACCAAATTCGGATAAGATGGCATCACATATAGACTTCGTGGAAGCGGTATACGAGAACGTAAAAAATCCACTCGGATTTCTGTGCGATAAAATACGAATGTTGACTGGAAACGCTATTGAGAACTATACACTTGAAACGGTTAATTAATTCTAATATTCATTAGATATATAATGAATATATTCGATTCAAAAGTAGACCATATTACCGAACAAGAGCTCAATGATATTAAAACAAAAAAGAAATGTTATGATGGTCCAATCACTGGAAATATTAAATGTATAATTATCTCTCTAGCGTTGGCGGCATTATACTGGTTTCTACCCTCCAAAAATAAGTATGTCTTGTTAACGATATTATATGTAACCTATCTTTTAATAGCCTATTACGACCATTTCTATGATTGTCGACGCGGACAATTTGGTCCTACGTTCCTGAAAACCTATTACGACTGGGCGAAACCAAAAACAAGCAAGCAAAGCATAATATATTCAAACATGTGTCCAGATAAAGCCCGCACAATTATGATTGTGGATATTGCGGTATTTGTTTGCCTTCTATTCGCAGCACCAATATTTTTTAGATGGACACCAAAGAAATGAAACAATTTATATAAGGAATTTAAACAAGTAAATATATAAATATATTATGGCTTATGCTGATAGTAGAGCGATTGACGCGCTCAAAATTGTATGCGACAACCACAACAACAACGTCATTGATGACGCGAATGAAATAGTAAAAGGACAGGTGTTGTTCCGCGACAAATGTGCGGTTTTAGATAAGGAACTGTATTCAATTATGTGGGCTTCGCGCAAGCCAGAAGATTTTGAAGAGTTCCGTGAGTATATGAATATGCCTGAAATAACTAAAATAAACGACCTATGGAACAAAAATTTGGAGTGTCGACTAAAATATAAGCACCTTTTTGAAAAATTCGCTGATTATGGAGAGGGATACTCGGATTACTGTATGTTTTTGGGGATGGTTGGTGGAATACGTCTAATGTCCGAATTACACGAGAACTGCACCGACCGCGATGCCGTTTTATGGGCGTGTATGGATGATATGGAGGCCAGTGAGGAGGAGAAGGAGGATTATGACCTTGAAGCGGAGTTCAAGAAAATGAAGGCAACATTTATATCGGATAATATAAATGACGCGCTGAATATGCGGCTTAATCTGGATAGCTAATTAACAGAGACATATTATGACATATTATGACATATTATAACTTTAAATTCTACCCCCGTGTCTAATTACCTTTCCTACGTCTAGATTTGCGTCTATTAAAACGTGTGCCTTTACCAAGACCCCAAGATTTATTGTTGCGCGTCATCTTACTGGCAAATCCGGCGCGGTTGCGTATACCGCGTTTTTTTTTGGTATCCTTATTTTTATATTTGTATTTGTATCCTGCCCTTCTGGTAGGAGTTAAACCTTTAGATTTACTTTTTTTTTTACTAAATTTTATTTTATTGAGATTTTTTTTTATATACATGTTAATTTTTTTAATAAACACGGAATTTTTTTTATTTACTATACCGCCATAGGTTGAAGCCCTTTTGAGGGTATAACCATGTGGGTCTACATCAGTATCTTCCCAGTCGGTTTGGTCATACGGCTGCGAAACCGAAACATCCTCTGCCTCACCCATATCATAAAAATCGTTGGGCGGACGCCATTTACCAGATAAATGTTTGTATTCGTTCAATATGTTTAAATGGTCATTATAATCAGGACCGCCTTCCTTACTAGCTTCAATAGCATAGAGTAAATAATCCTTCATTGCTTTCATTTTCGCATCATTTTCTACAAAATCTTCTTCCACTTGTTGTTCGTCCTCTATATAATTTTCAATTATCGCGTCTCCGTCGTCATATGTCTCCTCGACGGCCTCTAAATCATCGCCCGCTGTTGATAATCTATCCACTACATTATGGGCATTATCTATGGAAGCTATATTAGTTTCGACATTCTCTATAGTTGGTGTGTCATTAGTTATTAGATATTCCTTATTTTTTTGGTGCCAGGTTCCTAAAGTCATTATATATCCAAATAACTCTCCGCCTATAGCAACTGCTGTTTTTACCATCAAGTAAGATCCATCCTTAACAAATGAAGCGATGGTTTGTAAAATAATTTTAGCTACAACCCACGTACCAATTAGAGTACTTCCACCACCATAATAAAGTCCACACATTAAATTAGTTAATAGGGAAGTAATAAATTTACGCAACATTGTGAATACAGCCAATATACCGCCACTCTCAATTAATTTTTTAAAAAGTGCTGTATTACCTAAACGTTGTTCAAACCACTTTATAATCATATTAAAATAACCTTGCATCCGGGCCTCGCCCTTCTCACAATTCATCGCTCCGACAGCTCCTAACGCCAGATGGTAAAAACTAGTACATTGATCACGGCGTCCTACTAATTGTATCGACGTCTCATTGATTATATCATATATAGTACCGAATGCGGATGTTAGTTGAGCATATGACCCTGCGGTGTAAGGGTTATTACTTACAATCGTGTGCGAAAGCTGTGCTAAAGGTACGGCCGAAGCTATCATCAACATCGCAACCTTATCCATACCATACTCAATTTGTTTACGCTGCCCATAACATCTGTCGTTATCCTCTTGTTGATGTGGTGTATGTGGTGTATGCGCTGCTCCTCCATATTGAACTATACTGGACATTATATAAATATATTACTATAATAAATTTATATATTAATATTTAAATGTAGATAGCTTCTATAAATTATTTCTAGTTTACTCGTAAATTCTATTTGGTTTTGGAACGCGTTCTGCTAGATTTACGTGTAGATATATTAGACACAGGCGCTCCAGGAGGCGAATTCGACTTGGACTTCGACTTGGACTTCGACTTGGACTTCGACATGGACTTCGACATGGACTTGGACTTCGACCTCGCCTTCGACCTCGCCTTCGACCTCGCCTTGGACTTCGCTTTGGATTTCGCCTTCGCCTTCACCTTCTTCTCCCTCGCCTTGGTCCTCGCCTTTTTTATCTTTATCTTATTCCTCTTATTTTCCTTTCGGGTTCTGTTAGTACGGATCCCTTGGTCAGCAATAGAGCCATATAATCTATCCTTTATAATTTTATGTATTTTGTTCCAATTGACAAGAGTAATGACCCCTCCATTTAGACCCACCAACACAGAAACTTGTTTTATTAAATCTTTACCGGCCTTAATCCGCGCACTACATTCTGACCCACCCAAAGATGGTTCCAATTGGTTTTGTAGGTATATTGATAATCTATCTGCCATCCCTTTACATACAGGTTCAAGTATCCCGTTGTTATATAAAAACTCTTCTATTGCGCTAAGTTTATAGATAGTAATAGCAGACCCACCCAAAGCAGTGAATGCCGCCACCGCCACCATAATATTGTTAACCATATTATTCTGCTCATCCTGTGTCTGACCAGACCTAGAAAGAAATAGTGCTTCGTCTTTCGCGTCCTCCTCCTCCTCCTCCTCTGATGAGGAGGATATGGAGGATAAGGAGGATATGGATGATATGGAGGTGGAAGGGGACGGGGAGGGAGATGGAGTAGAAGGTTCGGCGGCAGCACCACCATTTAAACTCGACGACTTTTTAATATTATTAAAAATATTAGATAATACATCTAATGGAATATTTATTTTTTCTGCTAAATCAGCAATCTCTTTGCGCGTGGGTGGCGGATACGAACAAACGTCACCCTTAATTTCACATTTCTGTAATTTTAAAAACGCCGTTTCAATTGTCATTATATATATATATAAGTTAAAAAACATTGTTAATATATATTGTTTAATTTGTAATCTTATTATTTAAAATTTAAAACCAAAAAATATACATAGAACCTATCAGACAATGCTTGCTACGCATTCTTACGATTTAAATATCGGGTATACAATATTAGAATTGCGATTAATACGATAACAACATAATATATTCTGGATGCTACATTAAACGTATGAAACGATTCACACTCGAATAAATATTCGCATAATTTTATATTAATAATATAAACGAATGGTAATAAGAACAATAACATTTTATTTAAAAAATAATCGTTATAACCTTTCCATAATAGATTAATTATATAAAAACTAATTGTACATAATAACGAATATTGTGATACTATTAATAATCTTGATGACGTATTTTTTATTAAACCGCTATTACATCCATGGCTTATATACCACGTTGTAGCAAAACAATATATGTAAAACAATATCAAATTAATAGGGGACGGCTGTATATGAATAAATAATAATATCAATGAATAAATATAAACCATATAAGTAATTGATTCTATTGAAAACACCATATATATTTTATATTTATTATAAATATCGATACAATACTGATAATGAGCGCGTTGCGATATATATTAAAATTGAATTAGAAAATCCAGCATTAGAATTAACATTCAAAATGACCGATATTACAAATAGAAATAATGATATTAGGTTTTACAAATTCTATGATGTTGGATGGAAACAAATGGATAATGAATATTATGTGAAAGAGCAAGTTTTGAAATATACAACTAAAAAAGACAAGCAAGATTTCATGCTGGAAACAAAAAAACAAACAACCGAAGAAGCGGTTGGCGACATATTAGATGATATTATTGAAACTATTGTTAAGAAAGACGAATTTAAAACTATGGTTAATGATAATATTAATATGGTTGGGGAACAAATTAATATTGAAAAAAGTTTGGAAGAATGCCGTGTTAATGGTGATGCGGTTAATAGCAATATAGATAAAGAAGTTCATTTTAAAGTTCATAGACCGAATATTTATATAAAATTAGAAGATACTATTTATTAACAAATGATGAATATAAACACAAAACACCGCTATATAATATAATGCGAATAGACGAGAACGACAAAATTTTAGTTGAGATGGATTGCTGGAACAGAACGACATATGAAACTGGTAAGAGATACGGCGATGCTATTGAAATACGATTGATATGGGATAAAGAAACGCA